TTCTCACCCAGATCAGCGTTAGACACGTGCATCGGCTCCCAGCCCTTACGAGCACCAATACGTCCAAACTTGTCAATCACGCAGTTATTAGCCACTGTAGCAAACCCGCTTTCAAGCGAGATCGAGCTATCCTGAGTATTTAAACCCAGAAAGCCCGGAGCAGAAATTGAGGTTGTTAGGATCTTCTCAGCCATTACACATCAACCCAAACGGTAGATTCCTCGTAACGATTCTTCTCAATGGCAATTGCATCAGCCAAAGCAAGACGATACATCAGGTAAGCTTCAGAGGCTTGGACACCCCCATCCTCACCACGCTCTGCGATGGCTTTGGAGTAAGCCAGAAGCTGAACTACATTGGCAGGAACCTTGACAATATCGCCGTTAGCCGTTAAATCCTCTTGAGGAATAAACAACTCAGCTTTGATTGAATACACCGTGTCAGGACGAGGCCAAACCTCCATCTTTGTGTCTCCATTAGAGTCTACACCACGGAAGTTGTAATAAATCGGAGCAGCACTCTGAACAGTCGCCAGTGTATATTGTCTGGAAATCCAATCACCGGGGGCTTGACGCATGGTAACGTCTTCGGTATCATTCATAATCTGTTCGACACGGAAGCGTTGACCAGAGCCTGTAATGGTGTATGAACGTTGTCCAGCAACAGTATTGAAGACGTATTCAGACTCCAGTGCGTTCCAATTATAGGCGTCTTCTACCTCACGCTTGGCATCGTTAACAAATACCCCAATCAAGGATGAATAAGGAGTATCCCCAACAGAGGTAACTTCGCTCTCTCGTAGACGAATCAAGACATTGTTGACCATCTGAAGGTATGTCGTACTCATCTTAAATTCCTTGTTTCTTAATCACTTCAAAAGTGCAGACAATACTAAAAGTGCTTCCTGATTCACTGGTGGCTTTAACAGTGTCGCCTTCTTCTAATACAAAATAAGCAGTGCCGTCGATCTGTTTAAAATCCTTAGTGCTGATTGTGTATGTATCAAGAAGATAAATATTAGCACTGGCACTTGAATCACGCCAAACAACTGAAATATGCTTAGAAGAGGCAGAACCGTTAGTAATATGCGTCAAAGTCCATTTGGCATAATAGCCAACAGGAACCGTGTAGATAGTAGTCTCTACGCCAGCAGTAAGGTTTAAGCCTACGCTTACTTCACGCATTTATTTCTTCTTTTTAGCTTTGTTGGCTTCGCTCAAAGCGATAGCTACTGCTTGTTTACGATTCTTTACAACAGGGCCACCCTTGCCGCTATGCAGAGTACCTTCTTTGTACTCACGCATGACTTTAGTGATCTTGTTCTTGGCAGTACGTTCGCCTCGTGTGGGTTTCTTCATGGATGTACCTTATGTGCTACAGTGGTCATGGATGTATCTTATGCGATACAGCGGCATAAATAGCGCCAAAGAAGGCGCCGACGATAAGGAGTGGTTTGACAGCCTTGGCCAGCCACTCTAGCACCGTAAAAGCCCCTGAAGCTGCGTTAAAAGCTTTAACCACATCCTGTGTATTGCGGTCTATCTTATCAACTTTTTGCTCCACTGTCAAGAGCCTTTCGTAGATTTCAGTGTGACTGATTTCTTCATTGTCCGTCATTTAAACCACCCTTGATCCTTGGCAAAGATTATTCCGTTGATTAAGACAAGTAGAATTGGTGGAACCAGAACAACCACCAACCCTACCCCTATGATTGTGTCAATTAACTGCTTAGTCTTCTTGGCTTTCTGTATCGCAGCATCCCTAGCTCGTCTTTGAGCCTCTTTAGCCTCTTTCTCAGCCTCAGCTACTCGCTTAGTGATCTTATCCCACGTATCAGCGTGTCCTGTGGTGAAGAAGATCATTTTTAGTTCATTCTCAAACTTCTCCTGAGATAGTAACTGAAGTTCTAATTCTACCGCCTGAGCTAAGGACGATCCGCCCTTCTTTTTAGCCTCTTCAACAGCTTTGATGGTCTCTTGTTTGGCTCCAAAATACTGAGAAACTAGAGGCCCAAGAGAGGTAACATCATTGATTGTCTTTTGGGCTTGTTTAATGACCTGAACAGTCTTTTGAACAGCCGCAAACGCAGCCAAAGCTGTTGTCAATGGTTCCATTTACTTAAGGCTTAACAGGCCAAGAAACAGACCAAGGGAATCCCTCTTGAGTCGTTACATCACGCAAGGCTTGACGATAATTAGCCCAAGCTGTTTTATCAACAGGCGCATCAGCCAGTTGCGTCCAATCACACTCAGATAAACGCTTAGTGCGGTCATCACGAACAGACTTAGCTTGCTCTGCGTCTTTTTGAGCCTTGTATTCTGCTTCTTGTTCAGCAGCAGTCTTAGCGGGTTGGTCATCAGTAGCAGGGCGATCAGTAAAGATCGGGCCAAGCACATATTTTGTGTACCACTTACCATCAATTTGCTCAACGCCTTGACGCTGACTATATTGGTAGACCGTACCACCAGAGGCTTGTGGGCCTTCAAAGACCACATCACCACCAAAGTCGTTGATGATCTGCTCTGTCAGTTGAACAGGGAATCCCGTGTTAGGGAACATGGCACGAAACTCACCATCGGTGACTACTGCGCCTGATTGTTTGATGCGAATTTCCATGATGCTTCCTTACGCTATCGCCAAGAAAATGAATGTTCCACCATTGGCGTTGATTGCCGCTGGTGCTGTGCTACTGATCTCGAAACCAGCAGAGTAGGTGTCGATATAATCGGTGTTGGTGACTTCAGCGGCTGTGCTGTTCAAAAGCAGATACGGATCGTTACCTGACACAATGCCACGGGCAGAGTCCCACACATACCAATCGCCTGTGCTGTCGGTGCGCTTGATGAGGACAAACCTTGCACCGCCTGTGAACCCGCAATCAATTTGTTTGGTCGTACCAGAGCCTGTGTATGAGCCGACCTTGCTAACCCCTGCACAAGTGGCAAAAAGATAGGCAACATACTTAGAGCCTGTTTCGTTGGTTCTAGTATCGTCACCTAAAGAAAACACAGTGGCTGTTGGTGTTGTGCTATTCCATAAATAAGGGTTGTTACTTCCCTGACCAGCGGTAGTGTTTAACGCCATCCCTTTTGATGCACCTATTGCTTCAGAATAAACAGCCCAGTTTGACGGATTAACAGTTCTGTTTTTTACAATAATTAGTTGCGGTACAACACTTAAATTATGTGATTGAGTTGTTCCTGCTGTGGAGTTCCCTGTGTAGCAGACCACATCCATGAAGGAAGGGGCACGCCTGAAACATTCAACAATTTGCGTGTATCCATTTAAAGTACCACCAGCCACAAGAGTTGTTTGTCCAGCCCCGTTAATATCGGTGCTATTTGCTTCTGCGGCAGTAGATGCAGATGTAATTTGTGGATTCCCAGAAGCAGTCGTTCTTGTAATCCCACGCAATCTATCAAACCATTCAAATCCATTAGTAGTATCTCTGAAATCAAGCATACACAAATCTGTTGTGATTCCGGGATTGATCGTTTGTGCAGAAGATGACGAATTAAACGACAGTGGACTAAACACACTCGTCCCACTCGTAGGCGTTTTCATCGGGCCACGACGAATGGCGATGTAGATAACATTGTCGCTAGGGTTTGAAAAACTATTGCTAATGATAAACCCAGTTGGCGTAATATTTATCCAGTTTGTTTGTGTATCTTCTATGTTTGAAAGGTTAGCTCTAAGTCGTTGCTGTGAGCCGCCGACTGCCCATCCACGCATATTGTCAAACATCGTCCAGTTGGAGGCCACATTGGTCGGCCTAGCCAAAATCCATTGAGGCTCGTATCCAAGATTAACAGTTGTATCACCGCCACCAGAATCAAGCGTTACGCCACCACACGAAATCACATTGTCTGTGCCAGCCAAACCAAAGCCACCAGCATTGTGGGCAAATATGTAGGCGACATAAGTGCCACCAGATGCGTTTACGCCAGCGTTTGTTCCCACGCTAAAAACAGTGCTCGTTGGCGCAGTACTATTCCAAACATCAGTCAATAAAGTTTGAGCAGTAGTAAGGTTGACTTGAATGGCATATGCCGCTGAAGTTAAACCCCTATGATAAACTTGCCAGTTTCCAGTTGTGTCTGTTCGTTTAACAATGATGCAACCAGGAGTAGAACCAAGGTTGTGAGCAATCGTGCGGTTTGCGCCATTCCCCGTGTAAGTCACCACATCAAAGAACTTGGGTTGTTTGCGGAATGTCCATGTGGCAATGCTATCTGTTGTTGAAAATCCAACAGATTCTGTAAATCCATTAGATAGTGTTGCGGTAATGACATCGGCGTTTACTGATTGTGCGGCAGTGCTGTTTGAAATAAGACCATTGCGTATTCCTCTTGCCGTGTCTTGTAGCCAGTTGTCATCAAGGCCAGTAACATTTCTGCTTTTAAGCCAAACCAAACCACCCTTTCCAGAAAGATCAATTCCGTTAATGATGTTTTGGTTTTGATTGCCTGTGCCTTTGTAAATGTATGTGCTAAAAACATCCTCGACAAAGGTGGCATCAGAGGAAACTTGCGAAGTGTTAGAACTGAACATTAGAGAACCTCCCTGTCGGAGTCGTTAATGCACGCTCTACAGTCCATTTTTGTTGAGTCAATCTTGTCATTACAGTCCCACAATTCAATGAAAGTTCATCACAAAAATCACGCAATGATTTAGTCACACCATTAAATGTGACTTTGATTGTATTGCGCTTATTTCTTGCCTGTTCAGTAATTGATGCCCATCTGCAATTCTCAGGAGTGTAGTCAGCATTGCAATCAATCCGATCAATTGTCATGCCTTCTGGTTTATCGCCCATATCAGCATAAAAATTCTCAAAGATTGACCATCTTTCGCAAACCTTGATACCACGCTCGCCATATAAGTAGTAATCAGAAGATTTTGGGTTCTGGCATCTTTTCTTCATGGCAACCCAACATTGATAAATTGGTGTTTTGCTCAATCCATGTTTGCGATGTTCATTACCAACCTTTTCCTGTCGATAGCAACCACAAGAGTTTGTGTTGCCATACTTGAACCGTCCAGGTTCATAGCAGACCTCTTTGCCGCAATCACATAAAAGATTCCATAAAACACGACCATGCTTGTCACGCACTTCAGCCTGACCAATTACAGTCAATCGACCAAAGCGTTTTCCTGACAGATCAATAATCTTTTTCATGTTTACAGCGTGTAATTTTGTCCACCTGTTGAACCAACCCAATTGCTGTTGTTGTCAGCGGTAAACACATACTTGTCAGCCTTGCTTGCTGTGCTAGTAATGGTCGGCGCAGTAGACCCAGGCCACTTCACCGAAGCTGGCCAAGTCACCGTCCTAGACCCTGTTCCATCTTGCTTCAAAATCATGATGAAGCTGCGACCAGCAGTAGCGGTCGGGAAGGTAAAAGTACAGTTGCCTGTCAGCGTAAGAATCTGAACAGAACCATTGGCAAGATCAATTGTGTAAGAAGTTCCTGTGTTGGCAGTGGCGACCTCTTCCGTGTATCCATTGGTAAATGTACCTGCCTCAATGGTCTTATTGGTCAGCGTCTGAGTGTCGGTTGTACCTACAACAGTCCCAGTTGGGGCCGTTTTTGTAGCCCACGTATCGAGATCAGCATCCCAAGCTTGTACATTTGTACCAATTGCCAATCCTAGGTTTGTACGAGCCGTAGAAACACTCGCCACGTCAGATAAGTTATTGGCAGCAGTTAAGAAACCTCCAGCCGTCAACGTTGCTTGTGACCAAGCACTACCTGTCCATACCCACAAAGTGTTGCTAGTGCTGTTCCAATAGATCGCACCCGTCAACAACGCATTACCATCGTTGTCCAACGTAGGAGCAGAAGCTTTAGCGCCTAAATAACGGTCATCAAAGCTGTCATACGAGGCCGCAGCAGCTGAAGCACTAGCAGCCGCATTAGAAGCGCTTGTAGAGGCACTAGAGGCGCTATTAGCGGCATTGGTGGCGCTGGTGGCCGCAGCAGACGCTGAAGTAGCTGCTGAGGTTGCAGATCCTAAAATACTGTCAACGTAGGCTTTACGAGTCAGATCATCATCCGTGGTGGGCGTAGCAGTGCTGGTGACTTTGTTAGCCCCCATCGTGATATTACCCGTCATCGTGCCGCCAGCCAAGGCCAACTTAGCATCGCCCACTGAATCTACATATGCTTTGGTGGATGCATCAGTGCCAGCAGTAGGTGTACCTAAGCCAGTGATCTTGTTGCTGCCCATCGCAAGAGCACCCGTCATAGAGTCACCAGCTTTACTTACCTTAGTGGCAATCGAGTTGGTCAAGGTAGCAGCAATATTAGCATCGTCATTCAATGCATCAGCAATCTCACCCAAAGTATCCAGAGTAGCTGGAGCAGTGCCGACTAGGTTACTAATCGCTGTGTCCACATAACTCTTAGGCGCAGCATCACCAGAGTTGGTGGGCGTAGGAAGACCAGTAATCGTACCCGCTGTACCAGAGTTCATGTCCAACGTGCCGTTGATAGTCACGTTGTTGAAAGAAGATGTACCGCTAGAAGCTGTGACGTTACCCGTCAAGTTTCCTGTGACGTTACCTGTCACGTTACCTGTGACGTTACCGGTTACATTACCAGTCACGTTACCTGTCAGATCGCCGCTGAAACCTGTCGTGGCTGTTACCGTGGTTCCACGCACCGTAGAAGCCGTTGTAGCACCAACAGGTGTGTTATTGATTGTTCCACCAGTCTGAGCAACACCAGCGACAGTACCACCAGTGATCGCTACGTTGCTGGATTCTTGGTTTCCCAAAGTACCGACAACAGTAACAACAGTGTTGGAAGCATTTTTAGTGAAAAGCTTCTTGTCAGTGACGTTAACAGCAAGCTCGCCCTGCTGAAGATCACCAGAGGCCGGTACAGCAGACGCTGTAGAACTGTTTTTTGTGATGATTGTAGCCATTTAGACTCCGCAGTTTAATCGTTGCATTGTTTATCGTGTGGTAGCTTCTGTTTTTGCAGCCGTTCTTTTATCATCAAGCAGCTCTATTACCCAATAAGGACAAAATATTTTGAATATCTTGTGCAGGCATTGAAGCAAAAACGGAAGGAGCTTGTGGGTTTACCTGTGTGTTGCTAACTTGGTTAGGAAAGGACTGTGTTTGACCAACCGGAGCCATGATTGATGAGACAGGCATTGCAGCACCCATCAAACCAGCGCCCACAGGTGTGTTGCTGGATTTGTAATTACCAAAAGATGAATTATACCAGTCAGCCAAAGGAGTTGCAACATCTCTGGGCTGTTCAGGCATATAAGCATTGTAATATTGCTGAATACGTTGATAGTAGTCTGGAGAGAACTGAGACATACCTGTTGATGTGCCGCTAAGGTCTGAAGCAACCGGAAGAGAGACACCACCTCCACCGCCGCCACCGCCAGTAAGAGCGCCTAAGCCTCCTGTAAGCAGGCCGCTACCAACCAAAGCAGTCAATATGTCTTTAGCTCCTAAACCGCCAGCGGCTCCGGCGGCAGCTCCAGCGGCACCAGCGGCAGCTCCAGCGCCTCCAACAGCTCCTGCGGCAGCCCCAGCGTCAATGTCGGAGATATACCCACCTTCTCCCGGAAGAACTGATGTAGGCGCCAACATAGAAGTATCGTAGATATTAGCGCCGTATGTACGAGACAATTGTGTGCTCAGTTGGTCTACAGTCAGATTCGGATTGAATGCAATCTGTTGAGAAACATCAGCAGCTACCAAAGGATCAACACCAGAAGCTACAAGGTTTTGCTCAATCGCAGCGAAGTCATTACCGACTGCGCCTTTAAGGTTCATTGCGTCCTGAGCTATCATGTCTGCATCAGTATAATTCTGAAGCGTAAGACCAGTATTGGCGCTAAGATCGGTCAAAGATTTAGCAATCTGAGACTCAGCAAGGCCATTAGAGGCCATTGAAGCTGCTAAGTTCGCAGCAGCAGTGGAACCATACTGACTAAGGTTTTGAGCGATAGCGGCCTCGGAAAGACCTTGACCAGCCAGTTGAGCCGCATCAGCAGCTAAGAAAGCAGCATCAGGGTTAACAGCAACGCTAGCGCCTCCACTCAAAGCTTGAGCGCCTTGAGCAAGACCTGTAGTCAGTAAACCGCCTTTAAGTGCTGTTCCAAGATCCTGCCCACCAGCAGCGTTATATAAAGTCTGTGCAGCAATCTGTTCAGGAATTGATAATCCACCAGTAGCAACTGCCAAAGCAAGATTACCGACTGGGCCGATATCTTGGATAAAACTACTTAATGCACCGCCGGGAGCACCGCCTTGATAACGGACTGCACCATTGTCAATAAAGTCTTTATTAAATATGGCTTTATTGTCATCGGTTATGCCAATTGCAACATTGTATGAGCCAGATCGTGCGCCAATTGGAATGTCATACAAATTGTTACCAAGTGGTCGCAAACCAAAATTTCCATAAGGGGTAATGAGTTGCGATTTATCTGGGCTAACCTTGTATGCACCGGAGTTTATGCTGTCATAAATTTTTTCAAGTTGCCCAAACGAGAACGGATTTACATCTTGAAAAACTGCACTTTGTGATACTTCTTGTGGCCGTGTATAGTCTTTAGGAACAGGAGGTGGCGTAACCGCCTCCACAGCTTTTTGGTAAACATCTGAAGAAACCGTGTATTGCTGATATGACCCACCGCCATCTTCACCATACGGAACATTAACTGTCTCAGACTTTACTGATGATGCTGGGACTTCAACTCGTTGATATATGGCATTGCCATCGTAATCTACATTTCCAGATGGTACATCCACAAAATAGCGGACTGCTCCATTTTCATCGTATTGCAGTTGTACTCCAGCCATGTTTATTCCTAGGTCTAAGCAGTGTGTGTTTGATTTTTTTGTTGATGTTTACGTTTGGGCTTAATTTCTTCGATTATTTTAACCACCGAATCCTCTAAAACCTCAACATACTCAGGATGCTTTCGCATCGATATAATGTCTACTTCGTATTTAAACTCAAATATATTACCAGTAGAGAGACATTTAAACTTAGCCATGAGTTTACCTTTCTAAAAGACTCACTTGAAACTTTTAAAAAGGCCCCTCCGAAGAGGGGACTTAAGGGTGCAAGCTCTTGAGGCCCCGAAGGGCCAGAGTTATTGTTATTAAGCCGGGACAGCCAGAGCAACAGCACCGTTGTCACGCAACTCACCAACGCCGTACAGGACGTCAGCGGTGAACAGCGTACCGAGGTACTCTTGCTTGTACTGGGTCTGGGTGCGAACGCCCATCTGCTCAACCAGCACGGCGAAGTCTTTGTGAGCCAGCAAACAGATACGATCACCATCGGTGGCCGCATCAGCGTTGGAGGTCACAAACACGGGGATGCCGTACACGTTGCCGATTTCACCATTGCGGATGGTGTTCGAGCTGCCTGCCTCACCAACGAAGGCTTGCTCGGTGAAACGAGCGATGCCCATCAGGGTGTTGCGGGTTGAGGGCGGAACGATCAGGAAACGGCCATCCATAGGCACGTCATTGTCGTCCAAACGCTGAATGGTGCGGCGGATGGCAGCATCAGTCAGAGCACCAGCAGTGCCAGTGTAGGCAGTCGTGCCATCAGCACCAGAGTAGGCTCCAGTGTAGTTGGCAGTGCCATCGCCACCGTTGGCAGCACGACCCAGTTGGATCAGAGAGGTGTCAACCTGACGAGCCAAAGCGTAACCAGCGTCATCAGTGTAGAACTGACGCAGGCTGGACAGAGCTTGGGCTTCCACGATGTCCTCGATCAGACGGGAATATTCCCAGTGCTGGTTGATCGTGACGGTCTTCTCGCCTTCAGTGGCAGCGATCAGGGTCACTTGGGTGTTAGCAGCCTTGGCCGAGGCAGAGCCACGGTTGGGGGCAGGCATGTGAACAACATCACCCTTTTTGCCTTTGAAGTTCATCTTTTTGATGAGGTTCGCAGCAACGAGGTTCTTCTTGTACGCAGCAACGATCTCATCACTCCATACTTCAGGAATGAACGTTGCAGCAGTGGTGGTGGTTACTTGATTTGTACCGAGAGGCATTTTTGAAACTCCTTGAATTGTTTAAATTGAATTATTTGACCCTGCCCTCAGCATTCGCAGCCATAATTTCAGGCTGGAGCGCCTCATAACGGGCGGGATCAGTCATCTTGAGCCGGATGAGGTCGGCACGACGATAGACTTTCTTAGAAGATTCACCTGTACCGCCAACATCTACTGCGGCAGCTTGTAGGTTCTTTTTCAACACTTTATCGCCAGCATCAGCGGTTTGTTGTGCCTTTGCTGAACGAATCTGTTTGAAAGTGCTCAGAAGCTCATCGGCAGAAGCAAAATCATACTGGCTATCAGCCAAGGCAAACATGTTCAACCGAATTGGAGAACCCTTAACCCATTGCTGGAATTCAGGATCAGTAACCACCTGAGTAAAATCAGGGTGTTTAGCTGCCAATTGCTGTTGCGTCTGCATCGCCTTCATCTGCATCGCTGCTTGTTGGGCAGCCAAAACAGACGGATGATTCGACACTGCTTTTTCGATGGCCTTTTGAGGGTCTTCAAAAAAATCAATCTCTTGTTTTTCTGGTGCAGGCGTTGCTTGTTTAGCGGCAAGATTCTGTTTTAATAGCTGATCTGCAAGTCGTCGAACTTCACCAACCTCTTGTGCCTGACGACCAATAAGCTTTTCAGCTTCTTGATGCATCTGGATGATTTCATCGACTGTTTTGCCTTCGTATTTGGAAGGAACCCTCGGTTTATCAGGTTGTGCCTCAGCCTGTTCGGTTGCTTCGGCTTGTTTCTGTTCTTCTGCGTCTATTTCGCTAGTAGAATCGTCGTTTACGCTGTCAATAAGTGCCATACCTACCTCTTTCCTGCCGTATAAACGGTTCTAGGATGTTTTAAAAATGACTCGCTGGTTTTTCAGTTACGAGTCGGCCTTTTTGCGCTCTTGGGCCATCTTTTCTGCCCTTTTGCGGTTCCAAGCGTGATAAGCGCCGGGGAAAGCACCGCTAAAAGGCTCCAAATATGTCCTAGGAGCAGAGACTGTTCGCTTCGCCGGATCTTCACACACCTTACAGGTGATCTGGAAGACTTCGGTATCCACTAAAGCCTCGTTTTCGTGTCCTTGTTCACATAGGAAATCAAACATCCGCCGTGGCATTTGTAAGCTCCTCGTAAACTTTAGCACACATTTCACGCCTTTGAAGGATCAGGCCAAGGATGTCTAACTGTCCTTTCCGGAAATACAACTCATTTGGCTCCGAGACAGTTGACAGATCGTTGATCTTTTCTCTCAAAATCGTAAAATCTTCAATTAGATGAGCCCAACCTTTTGTGGACATCATCGAGAATGTGTTTTCGTAATATTCCTGTAGTTCTTTATCCATGCGGAGAACCTATTTAACAAAGATAGTGGATACTAACATAAAAAATGTTAGTTGTCAACACTTTTGTTATTGTTTTCTTAGCATTTGTAAGCCAGCAATACGCTCATTAGAGGCTATATCGGCTGCTTTGAGGTTAATTTCACGCTCCTTAAGCATACGATCAGCCAGTTTCAGGCGCTTGTCAAAGTCATCTGAACGATCAATGTTCGTGGCAGCAGCTTGAATAATATCAACTTGGTGCTTCTCAGGCAGTAATTGAGCCTCGATAGTGGCCTTTTGAGCCTCTGCCTGCTCTTTCTGTGCTTTGGCTTGTATTTCCATAGCCTGTGCCTGCTTGATCTGCATATCAAGTTGGATAGCCTGTTGCTGGGCCGCTTGTTGCTCAGGGTTCGGTTGACTCATCTGCTCCAACATAGCAATCATTTCACCACGGTTGGAGAGACCAGAGTTTTGCAAGATACCTTTGAGGATAACAGGCAACACCGGAGTATCAGGGCCTAGCGTTTGCAACAAAGCAATCAATTGCTGTTGTTCGTACTCACGAGCCATGATGCCCAACGTAGCTGTCGGGATAAACTTCATGTCCGTTGAAGGATAACGCTCAGGGTCAAACTGCATATACCGGAACGCAGCTTTCTCGATGAACGGAATCAGGAAGTCTTCTTGGAAGTTACTCAAAGTACGTTTGTACTTCTTGATGATCCCAGCCAATACCATCGACATCCCTGAAGCACCAGCATCACGAGGAACGTTGGTGGGCATACCAGAGGCATCAACCGTACCAGTGGCTTGCAACAACAAACGCTCAAAGTTTTGGGCGGTTTGGATGTTAGTCCCATCTGTCTGACCAAACTTAAACGGTTGCAGAATCTCTGACGGGTTTCCGTTGGTCAAAATAGCTTTACCGGGCTTAATCTCAAACTTAGCGCCACGAGGCAGTCGGGTAGCGTCCATCGCCACCATAGGGGCCGTTGTAAGGGCCACAGAGTCCATATGAGCACGCAATTGACCATCAATAGCCTTTTGCATATTGTAAGCCTTCTCAACGGTTCCACGGCCCCAGAAACGTCCGGGAACGGTATCGTCTTGATAAGCCACCACAGGACGATCTTTCATCATGTACGGATTGGCTTCAGCTTTCAGCAATTGACTGTCATTGGCAATAACGACAATGGCTTCAACAAGGTTACAGTATTCGTCACCCTCAGAGCCTTCAGGGAATAGCTCTTCATATTCAGCCTCATCGCCTTCCAAATACTCACGAGGCACAAGACCATAGTAAGTCGTGAGTTTTACTTTGTTATCTTGAAAGTTCTGCGGGTCTTGAGTTGGCTCAAGCTCTGTGTCATCGTAAGTAGACGAAATATCAACTTTGCGATACACACCACGCTCAATGTTCTCAACAACCTTGTGGATAGACACATACTTCTCAATAGCGCAACCCATCGCATCTTCAATGCTGTCTGCATTAGGATCAATCAGGAAGTTGCGGGGGTTCACAGGCTTGATCTGAACAGAGATACGATCCTTCTCCTGCACCCCAATAGCAGCAGGGCCTACAACGCCGGGAATCGGCATAGTGGCAGGGACATACTCTTTCTTAGGATTGACAACAATCTCACCAATGCCTGTACCATAGATTTCAGCCATCAACTCGATCTGATCGATAGCTTTCTTGATTTTGTCTTTGTCAAAGTCTTCTTTGAGTTGAGCTTTGATCTGTTCAATATCAAGTGGATTACCGTTCAAGTCAAGGATATCATCCTTGATGTCGAAGTAGTCCCCTTGACCAAAGATTGCTTCCATGATCTCAGCGTGGCGGGTCTCCACCGCCTGCTGCGTGGCAGGAGAGATAATACGGCTACGCTCCGACTCACGGGTCTTGTCAGAAGCATCCCACTTACCACGGAAGATACGCTCGTACTCATCCCAAGCATCAGCGTAATTAGCGTCACGATAATCACGCCAACGGGTGATATGCTCGGATACAAAGCTTACCAGTTCTTTGTCAGACTCAGTAGGCTCATCGAACTCCGTGCTGTGGTATTCTTTTTCGTTTTCCATTAAGTCCCACCATTTAACTTTGTCTGCCCAATACGCCGCACTCATCTTTCCCTTGGCGATGTTCTTGGCGTGGCGTGCTTTGAAAGATTTGTTACGGGCGCTACCCTCAGGAGAGCCAGAAACGCCTTGTTGACCAAAACGAATGGTCTTTACCTCATCACCATCCTTGGCCACAACAACGTGACTCTTGGTGGGGTGGTTAGGAGTGCGTTTGGGCTTGTTATAGCCAGATACGCCTGCTCGCTCCAGTCGTGGGTCTTTAGCCATTCTTTTTTACTTTCTTGGCGGTTTTAGCCGCATCCTTGAAGTCTTGCGCCGAAGGAGCCCCTTTAGTGCCGGGTTTACGCATCTTCTCGCCACTACCAGCCTTGATGCGTTGCCTCTTGGCATTGATGTTTGCGTACAAGCCTTGTTTCATTTAGTACCCAGAAATTGGATCAAAAACTTCATAATCTTCATCCTCGTAGTCCACGTTGTAGTTAGCTATGGCCAACTGATCAATGTAACTCAAGGCATCCACTAAGTCATCATGCACGCCAGCGGTAGGGAACATGATGAGTTGATCCAAGAACTCATCCCAGTCTTGGTCTTCATTAAAGCTGATTCGACCATGCTCCAGACGCCCTTGAAGACTCCAGATAACCCTGTCAGCCTTTTTCCTATTACCGTGCGTGAGATCATGAATATGTGCATAGATGTTGTTCTTCCTCATTAAATCGTTTAAATAAGGCAACACAGCATTCTTCAAGGCTCCTCGCTCAATACCTAGCCCACTTGGTTGAAAGTCTCGGATGACCTTCAAGATGTTTACCGCAGTCTCACGAATGTCCCACCGACCGTGCTCAATGCTATGTACCCACCAGTCTCCGTTTTCTTTCAGTTTGACTATTGCAATTGCAGTCTCATCAAGCTTCTTCTTTGTACTACCAGCACTCTTGGCTACATCCTCAAAACCAGCCAAGTCAACAGCAACAAAATAAGTACCAAAGTCAGGCTCGGCTGCAAGTTTGAACCACTCTTCCTTAAAGACATCCGCACCAGCGGTATCAAAGCTCGACAAATATTCCTGTTTGAACGCAAAGCTGCTCAAAGTCTTCTTTGCATTCTCGATCTCTTTTGGGTCAATGGTCTCGTTGTCTTGAGTCGTGAAGTGCCAAGACTTCCACTCTTCGTCTGAACCCTCTTGACCTAACTTAAATACATCGTAGAACCAGTTACGCCCACTAGGGGTGGAGATAAACAGTGCTCTACCCTTCTTGTCACTCAAAGAGGCTCGGATGATCTTCTGCCATACATCCTCTTTAATAAACGCACATTCGTCCAACACCACAAAGGTTAAAGACACACCACGAAGACTGTCAGGGTTGTCAGCGCCTCGTACAAGAATCTTCCTACCATTAACGAGCGTGATCTCCAGATTGTTGACGTGGCTAGACTTAATCACAGGACGCCCAAGCTCATGGAGCATGTCCCAGATAATCGTTCTGGCCTGCCCGAGCGTAGGTGCAATATACATTACACTGGAACCATCAGGACAGTTCAAAGCCTCAATCAACAAACTTACCGCAGATAGTCTTGACTTACCACATCGACGCCCAGCAGCCACAACCTTGAATCGTGTCTTATCCTTGAAGACCATCTGTTGCCACTTCAACAACGAGAAGTTAAGCGTTGTCATCTTCAACCTCTCGTGGTTCTACGTCCACAATATCCATCTGCACTTCCTCAGCCTCAACCGTAGGAGAATTTAAACCACTGATATTGATGCTGATCTGAGGTGTTCCACCACCACCCTTGTTCTGCTCAAAGACAGACACAGGCACAATCCTATCGACAATCAATTTCCACGCCGCTGCTTGGTTCTTATGCTCATCATTCAAAGCAGCATCATAAATAGCTTCAAGCACCTTGGCACTCTTGGGCGAAGCAAGCATCCGTTGCTTGTATTCATTGATAATCGCCGTATCGCCCTTGGGACGCCCCATGACCCCACGATTCTTGTTTTTTACTGCAACAAGATCGCTTTTAGGGGGACGACCCCTTTTCTTCGGTTTCTGCACTTCTTCCATCTTTATCCTTATTTGGAGATAGACAAAACATTAAATTTTAGACAAACAATTATAATTTTCTTCTATACCCCTATATACTTTAATGTAGTTTTGATGTAAACAAATAATGTAAACAATACCGTAACAAGACTAACGATTAATAACTACGTATATGAAGGTTTAATGAACTACATGAGCAGATCGCTAAAGTATACTTTATTATTACTTCTTAGTTCATCCCTAGTGACTTAGAAGAATATTATAATCATGGACTGAAATGTATCATACTTCTTGGTGTTTGTCAACAACTATTTCAACACTTCACTTTAAAGGCCCACTCAGGTGCACGGATTCCCCTTTATTGATAATTCATTCTCAATAGCTTTTATTGTCTATTTCTTCTTGGTTTTCAATAACTTAACATAATCTGTTCTGTCCCCAATTATTAGTCAACTTTCCTGACTTTTTTGTCTTCTTAGTTTTACTTTTTTGTGTGCTCTTGGTTTTCTTAGTTTTACTTTTTTGTGTGCTTTAGAGGCTACAGCAACAATAACGTTCACTCAAGCGACCCTCCCCCCTAGTGAGCACTCACTCACAAGAACATATAAGCAACTACTTATATAAGCATGCACTTATATGGTGCTAATGACTCACTAGTCAGTAAAGTTATCCACAGGATGTCCACTGTAGGTCTTTAGTGTCTGTGGGTAAACTGTGGAAAACTTCAGTGGGGAGATCGTTGTAGGTGCTAATGAGTACCACTTGAGAATCTCTATCATTTAGCACAAGTAACACCTGAGAACCACTAGCAAACGATAACGATTCTCATTAAAGTTTCATACAAAGTTATCCACAAGTTATCCAAGGGTGTGGACAAGTATACCCTATGATGTATCACTTATCCACAGGTTATAGTCTTATATAAGACCCAAGATTGTGGATAACTACTACTTGTGGTGTTAATATCTTTTGTCAAGGGTGTAGTGGCCTAAATCAAAATAATCGCTCCAAGGCCGTTTAAATCGGTCTAGTGTAAAGAATTGTAAAGTTACCAATACCTAGGGTTTGTCCTAATGTGCACACTGTCGGACAGTGGCATACTAGAACCAATGACAGAGCAAAGGGTTTTGTCAGACTTGCAAAGGACAAGCACCATGAAACGATTGATTCATCCGGCGGTAAACACTCAAGCGCTTCGCACGGTTCCACGTGAAACAAACGATTGTACGGTACGGGCACTCATGGCCGCCGCTAATATTTCATATGATCAGGCACACGCTACAATGGCAAAACATGGGCGCCGCTTCGGTGCTGGAACCCGTCACAATACGCAAGTGGCCGCATATGCGGAGCATGGCGGAGAGCTTCGGGCGATCTTCGGATCAACAAAGGGAGCTCGGTATCGTGCAAACCATGCGGAAAACGTGCCCCATGTTGACGGTATCACTTTAGGTAAACTGATCGAAAAGATCCCGATGGGGCGCTTTATCTGTATCATGAGAGGCCATGCATTCGCTATAGTTGGCCGTCAATTGTATGACGGCGGAGCGCTTGCGGCGGGTACACGCATCCAAGCCGTGTATCGATTCGACTAATGTTTCACGTGAAACACTCAAGGGTAAATACCTATTCCAAGCCCTCGCAAGAGGGCTACAATCAAACTATCAACACACGGAGAATCAAACCATGAAAGATTTTAACCGAAACATTTTCACTGATCGCAAAAGCATTGGCGACACTTTGCTAGACTATGCATTGGCGCTGGTTATCGCTTTGTGTCTGACAATTGCCGCACTGTCATATTTTGATATACTTTTCATTTAACCCTCAATCACTTGTTAAGGATCAACAAAATGGTAAAACTCAGCAAAACATCGAAACTTGACGGGATTCTGTCATGGTCTCTGCAAGCATTGGACACTTGCCCGGGTTCGATATCGTCGCCCGGTGTCCTAGTGGATGCATGTAAGGGCTGTTATGCCACTACGGGTAACTATAATTACCCCAATGTAAAAGCCCCTAGAATTCACAATCGGGAAGACTGGCAGAGACTAGAATGGGTTGATGATATGGTTAAGGCATTAGGCGATTCTCGATATTTTCGATGGTTCGATAGTGGCGATATGTATTCCCTAGGGCTTGCAGAGAAAATGCTGGAAGTAATGGTTCGGACACCGTGGTGCAAGCATTGGTTACCCACACGAATGCATAAATTTCCGAAGTTTGCCCTAGTATTGCAGGACATGCAAAAACTTGATAATGTCATGGTGCGCTTCTCAAGCGACAGTATCACGGGAGAGTATACGCACGGGTTACACGGTAGCGTTATCACACCGACCGCCGATAATGTCCCCAATGGCGCAAAATTATGCCATGCATATGAAAATGACGGTAAATGTTCGGGTTGTCGTGCATGCTGGGATAAATCTGTGCCAGTTATTGCATACCCTGCTCATGGTAAAAAAATGAACAAGGTTATAATGCTAAAAAAAGCAGCATAAGACAATCCAACTTTAAGCCCATGATGTGGGCTTATGGATGCATTGTCGCATCGTCAACTTGTGAAGGATCAACACCATGCTAGTTTTCAACTATGAGAGCAAAAAACAGTTAAAAGAGAATGTAGGCAAACCCTTGCGTTACATTGAAACAAGCTTATTCGGGGCAGAGTACCGGGATGACGGTATGTTAACGGGCGCCAATCGGCCACATATTACCGGGCGAGGCCGTGAGTTTTTCGCTAATGTAGTCATGGAAAATGGCCTTATTAAAGCCGTGAAGTGAGGGTATCATGATGACAAACGCCGAAAAAATCCAAAAAATTCAAGAGTATTTAAATGATTTGGGCTGGTATGTCCTTGCCATGCTTGACATTGACGAAGTAAAAGAACACTTAGAAGATAGTGTTGATAAACCCATTGACGAAGAGGAATTACGTAGATGCTGTGAGTATGTCGCCCGTAAGTTTGACGGGTCTAATGAATCAATGTTGGCTATAGAATGGGCAAGTGAGCTTTATTTAGAAAACGAAGGGATTAAACCATGAGTAAACCATACCCTGAAACCCCATTGTGGCCGTTTCCATCGTGGCCATTGAAGCCGTGGACACCCCAGCAGGAAAAAGCCTACAATGATGAACAACTGAAAAAATCGCCACCGGCGCCATTTTGAAGGATATGCGAAAATGTGAAAAATCGCACATAATTGAATACGTTAACACACTGAAAAGGAAATAAACATGGATGAATTCATTTTTGAAGATGACTGGACGGGTTTAAACCTGAGGGTTGTCATGGAAGAGAGTTTCAGCGACTGTTACTCATATTCCAGCGGCCACTATACAGTGCCGGAGACTGAGATAGAATCGGTTTACTTGGGGGAGCACGACATCACAGAATTATTGAACAAACGCACTTTGAAGCGCATCATGGATGCGTATTGTAAACAACTTGAAGAGGACATGTTACCATGATATCAGATATTGACATTAAAGATTGGGAACCTATGGATGTAAAGCCTTTGTATGATGTAACACCAAAGAGTTACATTCAGTTAAGTGATGGAGAAGTGTTGTTTTTTGACCATTTGGATGGGATGTATTCATTCTGCCTTGATCTTGCGGGTAATGTGATACACTTGGCTGCTTGGTCGGATGTTCAGCAATTAAAAAGGAGATAACCATGCATTGTCGATGCTGTGACACATTGTTAACTGATTTTGAAGCAACTAGAAGAAACGCAAATACATTTGAATTTGTTGATTTGTGCAATGCTTGTTTTAACGATGTAAAACACATCATACCAGTGATTGAACGAAAAGACTTGATGAGTATCGATGACACGGACACGGAGGCCACTGAAGACTATGAAGACATCGAAGACATTAAAGATATATTTAATTATAAATATCTTTAAATTCTTACATTAAAGAATCATTATAGTATTGCAAGAAGTGTGCCAAAATGAACGAAGAAACAGAAAATGAATTGTTGTCGTTAATCAAAGAATCCCACTATTGGGGGCTTGTCGATGATGTTGCGACAATGTTTGCGGACAAAGAGGGTAGACACTTTTTTGTCCATGTCTATGAACGAATGTTGGAAATTTGGGACGAAAGGGACAAAAAACCATGAGTGCTGTTATGATTGCTTTGTGTTTGTCGTTTTTAAAATGGAGTTTGACATGAATTTACAACTTAACTACTCATTGCCAGAAGACAGGTATTTGGCGGAGTGTGCGCTTGATGCTGTGAATAATCAAATGCTTCTAGAATCGATTAAAACCATGCTACAACGCTATCAAACGCATGGGATGATAGCGGAGGTAGTCCTACAGGAAATAATCGCTCAGATGCGTGATTTTAAGGGGAAGAAGGCATGAACAAGTACGAAGAGATTTTGGATCAATTAAACACACTGACAGCTCAGGTGAAAGACATGATGCACCAAGAATGTGCTGTCACAGAAGAGGTTGATGGGTGCTCGGAGATTTATGAATCTTTAGGAAACTACCATACCCTTAAGGCGGGTAAAGGCTACCACACTGGTGTAGGTAATTTGTGCGTGGTAGAAGACACGGGTAATGGGTATATTGCGTGTTTCCCGAGCTATGCATCGAGTGAGCAGGAATACTACGTTTGTTTAGACTATGCAGAAGCGGATTATCTGTATAAAATTTTGGATTTCATAGGGAGAAACAATGAAAACCGATGACATTGATAGGATTGAGAGTTTCGAAAACATTATCAAACTTGCACGAAACGCTGAATTGTGGCAGTGCATAGTGTATTTGTATGATAACGGCTTTGAGGATGCGTCTAGGGCTTTGAAACAGAAGGCAGAAGATGTTGACAAAGACAAAAAGTGAGTTCTTGAAGCATATAGAGTGTGGCCACTGTGGATCTAGTGATGCCAATGCTCTATATACTGACGGGCACTCATATTGCTTCAGTTGTGGCACGATTGAATCGCTAGAGGAAGCCGTTGCCAAAGAACAATCTAACCCAAAGAAAACCATACCTATGATAACTCAAGGTGAAATTAAAGCCATTGCTGACCGAGGCATAACATGGGAGACTTGCGAGTTTTTCAAAGTCTCTCAGGTGGATGGAAAACATATTTATCCGTATGCTGACTCTGACGGCATGATTGTGGCATCAAAGGTGCGCCATGTTGCCAACAAAACATTCGCTGTCGAAGGACAATGGACGAAGGCTCAATTGTTTGGTCAAAACCTCTTTCCGAAGAAGGGTAAATACATTACTCTTGTTGAAGGGGAGTTGGACGCACTGGCGTGCTACCAGATGCTGGGTTCCAAATGGCCTGTGGTGTCCATCAGGAATGGCGCTCAAGCGGCCTTGAAAGACTGTAAAGCTAGTTTTGAGTGGTTAGATTCTTTTGACAATGTAGTGATCTGCTTTGATGCTGACGAGCCGGGCAGGAAGGCTGCTGCTGAAGTGGCTGAGTTGTTTGGTTCTAAGGCCAAGATTGCAAAACACATTAAGGATAAAAAAGATGCGTGCGATTACCTTGCTTCTGGCCTCTCTGCTGAATTTGTGTCTTCCGTCTGGTGGAAAGCAGAAACCTACGTCCCTGATGGGATCGTGGCAGGATCAACGTTATGGGAAGAGGTAAGCACACCGGAAAAACCAGCAGAGGCTATGTATCCGTTCAAAGGTCTTAATGAGTTGCTCTATGGTTTGCGGCCTGCTGAGTTGATCACGGTTACTGCTGGCTCTGGTTTAGGAAAGAGTCAGTTTTTACGTGAGATTCTCTTTCATGTTTTGAAGACAACGAAGTGGAATATAGGCGGTTTGTTCTTGGAAGAATCTGTTAAGAAAACTGCACGCAGCATTATGAGTTTGGAAGCAAATAAGAAGTTGCATTTACCTGACACTTTTGTAAGTGAGGAAGAGTTAAAACACGCCTTTGATGCTACACTCGGGACTGATCGAATCTATTTGTTTGATCACTTTGGGAGCACTAATATTGACAACATCCTGAACCGCATCAGGTACATGGTTAAGGCTTGTGATTGTCGGTTGATCTTCCTTGACCACATCAGCATTGTGGTTTCTGGACAAGATAATGGAGATGAGCGTAAAGCCATTGATGAGATGATGACTAGGCTGCGTACTCTGGTGCAGGAATTGAATGTAACTCTTGTGGCCGTGAGTCACTTGAAGCGGCCTAATGGTAATCAAGGCCATGAGGATGGACAAGCAGTGTCATTGAGTCAGCTACGTGGCTCAGGTGCTATTGCACAATTGTCTGACGCTGTGATTACACTGGAGCGTAACTCTATGGCCGATGATCCCAATGTGAGGCATATCACCAAAGTCTCTGTTGCTAAAAACCGATACTGTGGACTCACTGGGCCTGCTTGTGAATTAAAATATGACACAGACACAGGGAGAATGATGGAAGTAACTTTGGAGGAACTATGAAACCTGTCGTTCATTTTTCTGATGGTGCAGATTTTGCTCCTTACGAGTATGAAGGAGTAACTTATGAGGTTGCCTATGTTTACGCCTTAGACCATCCTAAATGTGGATGTGGGCCGGTAAGGACGAGCACTGTTGTTGAGAAGTTTGATGATGGTAGCTTTGAAACTCTCAATACATTGTATAAACCTTGGAAAAAGTAAAAATGAGCATTGAACACCTGATCGTTGGGGCAACGGGCTGCGGTTACTTAATTGTAGGTGTGCTACAGTGGCTAAAAGGGGACTTGCCTAATGGAATGATATGGACTGGGTATGCCTTTGCACAGGTGGGTTTATGGATCAATCTAAAATAATTGAGGGGAAAGAATGAATAAAGACGAAGTATTGAGGCTGGCGTTGGAGGCGTTGGAGGCGAATTTGGGTAATTGGAGCGCCAAAAGAAAAGCCATACCGATCATTAAACAAGCCTTGAAACAATCTGTTGCCGACAGCAACACATCAAAAGAACATGTTGCAAAAATAGAAAAAACGCAACATGAGCGTAAATGGGTTGGGTTGACGGAGCGTGAAGTGGATGAATGTTACAACTTGGTCATGTTTGACATGAACATTGAACCATCAAGGCTTCGCATTTATCAAGCAATCGAAGCCAAGTTAAAGGGGCGAAATACATGAAAGATGAAGCACTGAGACTGGCGTTGGAGGCGTTGGAAGGATTTATTCCGTACTTACCATTGGATGATGAACCCCAATGTGACCGTTATGACCAAGCCATAACCGCTATCAAACAAGCATTGGAACAATCAGAGCCACCTAAGCGCGAATGGCAGAGACTGACGGATGTTGATGTATCAAAGATTCTTGATGAACAAAATGGTTTTTACACATTTGAAAAATGTTTTAATTTTGCAAAAGCCATTGAAGCAAAGTTGAAGGAGCGCAACACATGATTATCAGCCTAGAGCAACTTATCGGAAGGGTTATGGAGTTGGAAGACAAATATTATGAGTTACAATCCAGATACCATGAGTTAATCAACTTACATGAAAAACTGAAAGAAGAGCATGAGAATTGCACTGGACATCGAAACCAATCTAGCTCACGACAAGATTTGGATGTGCGTGACGAAGAACATTGACACACAGGAGACCCTTGTATGGAAAGATCACAGTGGCCTAAGAGACTATCTAAGCTCGGCTACACAGATAATCGCTCACAACGGAGTAGGGTTCGATTTTCCGATCTTGAACAGATTATGGAAAACGAAGATTACTTTGAATCAGATATTCGACACACTGGTAGCAGGGCGTCTATTAGAGCCTACGAGAGAGAACGGACACAGCTTGGAAAGCTACGGAAAGAGTTTAAACACGAACAAGGTAGACTATCCAAAGATTTGGGAGTGGATGAATGACAGACGCCAAGAGTATGCTGGTGAGTGTTTTGACGCTCCGATTATGGGTTTGCTTGAGTATTACTGCATACGTGACGTGGATGTTCTTGTTAGCGTATATCGTCATGTTTCAGAAGGGTTGACAAAGAATAAATTCTCTCAAGAGTCCATCGACTTGGAACACCGAGTATCGATGATCATCAATGAACAAGAGCGTAACGGCTTTAAATTGGACATTCCTCATGCAACAATGCTTCTTACTCACCTCAAAGGAAGATTGGCAGAAATCAATGAGCAAATGCAGCAACGATGGCCTCCGTATTCCGTTTCAAGATTCTCAGAAAAAACAGGAAAGCAACTCAAGGATGAGACTATTGTCTTTAATCCCGGCTCTCGAAAGCAAATTGGAGAAAAGTTGATGGAGCTTGGGTGGAAACCTAAGAAATTCACAGAGACTGGACAACCAATGGTTGATGAAGCCACGTTAATGGCCGTTGATATCCCTGAAGCAAAGGTGATTGCAGAGTATCTGCTGGTACAAAAACGTATCGCTCAGATTGAATCATGGATTGATGAAGTCAAAGACGATGGACGAGTACACGGACGTGTGAACACCAACGGAGCAGTTACAGGACGCATGACACACTTCAAGCCTAACATGGCTCAGATACCCAACTCAGGCAGCTTGTATGGCCCTGAGTGCCGTCAGTGTTGGACTGTTGACTCCGGTAATGTTCTTGTCGGTTGTGATGCCTCTGGTCTTGAATTGCGTATGTTGGCTCATTACATGAAGGATGAAACCTATGTCAAAACAGTCTGCGAAGGAAGCTCAAAGGATGGAACAGATGTTCATACCCTCAACCAAAAAGCTGCGGGGTTACCAACTCGAGATGATGCGAAGACGTTTATTTATGCCTTCCTCTACGGTGCGGGGCCGTCGAAGATCGGCTCCATCGTTGGTGGTGACGCATCTACTGGAACCAAGCTTATCAACAAGTTTCTTTCCTCAACTCCCTCGTTGCAGACGCTACGTAACACTGTTGCCAAGTATGCGGACAAGGGTTATGTCCCCGGGTTGGATGGTCGCAAGATTTGGGTACGCTCGGAGCACGCCGCTCTCAATACGCTACTTCAAGGAGCTGGCGCAATTGTTATGAAGAAGGCTTTGATTCTTTTCCATGATAAGATCAGGGTTAATCAATGGCCTGTAAAATTAGTTGCAAATGTCCATGATGAATTTCAGTTTGAATGTCCTCAAGATATCTCTGAAGAGGCTGGAAAAGCTGCTAGAATGTCTATCGTGGAAGCAGGAGAGCATTTCAACCTTCGCTGTCCCTTGGATGGTGAATACAAGATAGGGGCGAATTGGCGTGAAACGCACTGAAGAACCTAGAGAAAAAATTATCATTGACATCTACGATGATGAGTTTATGTTGTACTACAGCAACACACTGTTCAAAGAAGATGTTGCTGCGATCTTGTATTATGCATTAGAATATCTCGATTTGGAGGGTTCCGAAAACAAAGGAGCTCTACAATAACCCGCTGCGAAAGCAGTATTTTAACTTTCAAAGGAATTGAAAATGAGTGATTTGAAACCCGTCAAAATCTCTGGTGAATTGTTTTGGACTAAGTGGATGGCTGAGTTTAACAAAGCCTTCAACGAAGCCAATGATCGCTATGAATGCACCATTGGCAACATCAGTGATGACGATGTGGCAAAGTTGACCGCCCTTGGCATCAAGGTAAAGTATAAAGAGTCTATGGGTAACTTCATTGTCGGTAAGAGCAAGTATTTGTTCAACCCTGAAGCCTCTGACGGCTCTATCGTGCCTATCGACCTGCTTGGTAACGGTTCAAAGTGTAACGCTATTGTGTCTGCATACAAGCATAAGCTGTCTGCAAAGCATGGTAATGCTCCTTCGATCCAGAAGGTATACATTACTGAGGTGAAAACCTACGTACCTGACGCCAAAGAAGAGGAAGATGTCACCCTCTGAACTGCCTAAAGTAGCTCTCTTGGATGCAGACATTATCACTTATCGTGTAGGGTTTGCATCTGAGACAGAGGACGAGAAGTTTGCCTTAGCCAGAGTGAAAGACCTAGTGTTTCAGATTGTCTACGATGATCTTCAATGCGAGGACTACAAAGCTTACATTACTGGCTCTGGCAACTTTCGGTACGAAGTGGCCAAGACTGTGCCTTACAAGGGAAACCGTAAAGACTTAAAACGTCCCCAACATTATCAAGCCATCAGAGATCATCTTGAACGGTTGGGGGCTATTAAGGTTGAAGGTATGGAGGCCGATGATGCTATTGCCATTGAAGCACAGAAGGATAACTACTGGATTTGTTCCATTGACAAAGACTTAGATCAGTTGACAGGATGGCACTACAACTTTGTTAAGCGGGAGAAATACTGGGTATCTGAATGGGACGGATTGGTAAGTTTTTACACCCAGATATTAACTGGTGACAGAATTGACAATGTGCAGGGCTTGAAAGGTGTAGGGCCTGTTAAGGCTGCGAAGCTCTTACAAGACTGCAAAACTGAAAAGGAATTATACGATGCGTGTCTTAAAGCTTATGAAGGTGATGAGGAACGTGTGTTGGAGAACGGGAGGCTTCTATGGCTCCTAAGAACCCCACAGCAAGTTTGGTCACAACCTTCCAGTTAGCCGGGTTTGATTGGACAATCAGGTACATTGAAGGCTTGGCTGACTTTGGAACCTGTAATCCAGCATCGCAAGAGATTCTCATCCGAGCAGGAATGAACAAGCAGATCACAGATCAGACGCTGTGTCATGAGTTGGTTCATGCGATATTGTTCACGATGGGTAAGACTAACCACGACGAAGAGTTTACCGATGCATTCGGCTCTTTGTTACACCAGTACGAGAAAACGAAACAGTGAAGACATCATCAGCGAAAGCAAAGGGTAGAAACCTACAAAAGTGGGTGGCTTCAAGGATGCTGGATAATGCAGCCAAGGAGCTTGAAGGTGACGACATCAAGTCTACTTCAATGGGTGCAGGCGGAGAGGACGTAATGCTCTCTCCAGCGGCTCGTAGAATTTATCCGTGGCAGATCGAGTGCAAAAGTTATGCTCGTATAGCTGTCTATGATTTCTACAATCAAGCCTGCTCACATGGGACACATGAACCTGTTGTCTTCATCAAACAAAACGGTTGTAAGCCTCTAGCAATTGTGGATGCAGAGTATTTCATAAAGGAGTTTAGAAATGCAACTAACACTGATTAAAGATAATCCTGATGGATCGGCTGATTATCATATTGATTTAACCGCCCAAGAACAGAATGATTTGATGCGTTGTGGTTTAATACTGTTGTTACAAAAAGCAATTGAGGAAGGAAAGAAATATGATCCAGCGTCTATCGAAGGTGAGCCTAGTGTGGGGGACGCCAACGGGGGAGAACATGGTGGCGTATATGGCTCGGGTGAGCAACCCGTCCAATCAACACAGTCAAGCGACAGCTTCAAGACTTCTCAAGTACTTGGTTAAAAATAAGCATTGGAGTCCGTTTGAGATGGTTAATGTCTGTATGGAGATTGAAACTACCAGAGACATTGCTCGTCAGATTCTGAGACATCGTAGTTTTAGTTTCCAAGAGTTTAGCCAGAGATATGCTGTTGCTGAAGGTTTTACCTCTCGTGAGTGTCGCACACAGGATTTGTTGAATCGACAAAACAGCTTATCTACGGATAACGGAGAATTGCATCAATTTTGGAAAGATGCACAATCAGAGATGGTCGGTAAAGCCAGTAGTCTATATGCTCAGGCGTTGGACAAAGGTATTGCCAAAGAGGTTGCTAGGGCTTTGCTGCCTGAAGGTTTGACAATGAGTAGGATGTATATGAACGGGACTCTTCGTAGCTGGCTTCATTACATCCAGATTCGTTGTGATAAAGCAACACAGAAGGAACATCGTGAGGTAGCTGATCAATGTCGTGATATCATCTTTGAATTGTACCCATCAGTGAAGGAGGTCATGGATGAAATTAAATGAATATCAAGATCGAGCAGAGACTTACGCATTGTCCTCGGCTAAAGGATTGATGTATCTTATCCCCGGCCTAGCAGCGGAGGCAGGCGAAGTGGCAGGCAAGTGGGCGAAATACTTGCGAGATGCACACTTCAGAGATAATTCAATTCTGAAGGAAGACATGAAAAAAGAACTGGGTGACTGTCTTTGGTTTATCTCCATGATTGCTCAACAGTTTAATTTGAAGCTGGAAGATGTGGCTGTTGCTAACATCGACAAACTTGAAGACCGTAAACAACGTAACCAATTTGGAGGTAGTAATGACGACCAATAAATATACATTCATTTATGAGGACAATAATGATCCTATAGCTCATTATCCAAAAATCCAAAACAAACTTGAGCTTTTATTCGAAGATGGAGAAACATGGATCAACGTTGTAGAACGTTTCTTAACCTTCCTTGAGACACTATATGGTTATAGGATACGTAATCAGGTGTATTATAATCTTGCATGGCCTATGAATGATGAAAATTCTTCATTGGCATCGGGTCGTGAGATGGATAGAGAAACGTTTGAGAAACTTCTTAAGAAACACCATAAAGACTTGATCCCTGTGCGTAACTTTGATTTCAATGATGAGGAGCCTGAGAGCGATGAGAATCCTAGTGATTCCTGATTGTCAAGTACGTGAGGGTGTTCCTTTGGATCACCTCTCATGGGCAGGCGAGGCTATCTGTGAATATCGTCCTGATGTTGTTGTCAACATTGGAGACTTCGCAGATATGCCTAGTCTTAGCAGCCACGACATCAAAGGTTCCAAATACTTTGAGGGCCTTCGTTATAAGAAAGATGTCGAGGTTGTTCACAAAGCCATGCAGATGCTTCTAAAGCCACTTCGTGACTTGCAATACCGCCAGCGTAAGAACAAAGAAAAGGTTTACAAGCCTTATATGGTGTTGACGTTGGGAAACCATGAAAATAGAATTGACAGGGCGGTAAACAACAATCCCACACTTGAGGGTCTCATTTCAGTAAAGGACTTGAACTATGAGAAAGACTGGGAGGTTCATCCGTTCCTTCGTCCTGTTTTCATCAATGGTGTTGGCTTCAATCACTATTGGCCTGTGGGCGCAATGGGAAGACCTGCCGCATCTCCTGCAACTATTATCAGCAAGCTACATATGTCATGTATTGCTGGACATCAGCAAGGTAAGGCCGTGGCGTATGGTAAAAGGGCTGATGGAGTGCCTATTACTGCTATCGTTGTGGGCAGTTATTATCTTCACGATGAAAGCTACATGGATCAGCTTAGTAACAGACACTGGCGGGGGCTTTTGGTCATGAATGAGGTCAAAGATGGCCACTTTGATGAAATGTTCCTGAGTATTGAATATCTGGAGAAAAAGTATGGACAAGGAAGTAACATTGGCTGAATACATCAAAAGTATTCAAGAGCAAGGCTCCAATGGAGTCCAAGTTGGAGGTAGTCACTATCGTGACAAAGAAATACAGCCTTGGGACTATATTTATTCAAATAACCTTGGCTATTTTGAAGGGAATTGTGTAAAATACGTGTCCCGCTGGAAAGATAAAGGGGGAGTGGATGATCTACGAAAAGCCATCCATTATTTACAAAAACTGATTGAACTAGAAGAAGGAAAATGATGACACCGTACCAAACATACATTTCAAAAAGCCGTTATTCCCGTTTCTTGGATGACAAGCAACGTCGAGAACACTGGCCTGAAACTGTGAATCGATATTTTGACTTCATGCAGAAGCACCTGAAGGAGAAGATGAACTATGAGTTGACTACTGAATTGCGGAGCGAATTGCAAGATGCAGTGACTAATCTGGAAGTTATGCCGTCAATGCGCTCGATCATGACCGCAGGGGAGGCTCTTGAGCGACAGAATATCGCTGGCTATAACTGTTCATATCTGCCTATTGATGATCCCAAAGCCTTTGATGAGGCGATGTACATCCTGTTGTGCGGCACTGGTGTAGGCTTTAGCGTGGAGCAAAAGTATGTTAACAAACTTCCTGAGATTCCTGAGAAACTGTACGATAGCAGCACAGTTATCGTTGTCAAAGACTCCAAAGAGGGATGGGCAAAAGCTCTTCGCCAAGTTATTGCACTGCTATACGCTGGAGAGATTCCGAAATGGGACGTATCTGCTGTACGGCCTGCCGGAACTCGGCTTAAGACATTCGGTGGTCGGGCATCAGGGCCTGAGCCGCTCGTCGAGTTGTTCAAGTATGTTGTCTCTAAATTCAAAGGGGCTGCTGGGCGTAAACTATACACCCTTGAGTGTCATGACATTCTCTGTAAGATCGGGGAAGTTGTCGTTGTTGGTGGAGTGCGCCGCAGTGCAATGATCAGTTTGTCTGACCTCTCAGATGACCGCATGGCTCACGCCAAAGCAGGCAACTGGTGGGAAGGTAATGGCCAACGAGCTTTGGCTAATAACTCTGCTGTATACGATGTTAAGCCGTCTGTTAGTCAGTTTATGCGTGAGTGGTCAAACATCTATGAATCACACTCTGGTGAGCGTGGTATCTTCAATCGCTATGCTTCTGAGAAGCAGGCGGGTAAGAATGGACGCCGTATGTTGGACAAAGAGTGGGGAACCAACCCTTGCTCTGAGATTATTTTGCGCCCGTATCAATTCTGTAACCTGAGCACTTGCGTGGTTCGTGCAGAAGATACAATGGACTCTCTCGCCAAGAAAGTACGTATTGCTACTATTTTGGGGACCTTCCAGAGCACCATGACGCACTTCCCGTACTT